GACCCGCTGCACGGCTGGGACGTGGCAACGATCGGCTACGGAACAACCCGCTACCCCGACGGCCGCAAGGTCAAGCAGGGCGACAGGATCAACGCCATCGAAGCGGACATGATGCTTCGCCAAGAGGTAGACCGCATTGCTGAAAAGCTGCGCACCTCGATCCCCGCATGGGGCGAGATGGCCGATCACCAGAAGTGCGCGCTGATCTCCTTTGCCTACAACCTCGGCAGCGGCTTCTATGGCACGTCGGGTTTTGAAACCATCAGCCGGGAATTGAGTGAGAAGGATTGGGCGGCAGTCCCAGCTGCCTTGCTGCTCTACCGCAATCCGGGCACCAACGTTGAAGCCGGCTTGAAGCGGCGCCGCGAGGCCGAGGGCAATCTATGGGCTGGCACACAGCCGCAGCAGGGCCAGCCGGCCGGCATGGTGCGGCTGAAGGTGCCCTACGAGTATCAGCGCGACAACGCCAGCGGTCAAGGTAACCGCGAGTGTTTCTCAAGCAGCTGCGCGATGGTCGCGCGGTTCTACGGCAAGGTTGCGAACGACAACGCCTACAACAAGATCCGCGCCAGGTTTGGCGACACCACCGACTCACAAGCGCAAGTGAAGGCGCTGCACTCGCTTGGTTTGAAGGCGACGTTTACGCAGTCATGCGATGCGGCCATGATTGAACGCGAGCTGCGCGCCGGCCGGCCGGTTGCGGTGGGCTGGCTTCACCACGGGCCGGCGTCGGCGCCGTCTGGAGGTGGGCATTGGTCAGTGATCGTGGGCATGACGCCCGAGGCGTTTATACATAACGATCCATACGGCGAGGCCGACATGATGCAAGGCGGCTACGTCAGCGCCAAGGGCGGCGAGGGCATCATCTATAGCCGCAAGAACTGGATGCCGCGGTGGCGTGTAAATAACACCGGCGGCTGGGCAATACTGGTCCAGCCTGGATAACACCACCGCATGATCATTCCAGACCATGAGATCGCCCGTCTCTGTCGCCAGGCGGCGATGGTGGTGCCATACAACGCCGATCTGCAAAACCCCGCCAGCCTCGATGTGTTGCTGGGCGATCGGTTGATGATCGAGGTGCCCGAGCGCCCCGAACTGCAAATCCTCGGCATCGGTCACCACACGCAGGCCGATCCGTACTGGATGACGCCGGGTGAGTTTTGCTTAGCCGAGACGCAGGAGATTTTCAACCTGCCCAACCACATTGCAGCGCAATTTGTGCTCAAGTCCAGCCGTGCCCGTGAAGGGCTGGAGCACCTGCTGGCCGGTTATTGCGATCCAGGGTGGCATGGCAGCCGGCTAACGCTGGAGCTGCACAACAGCCGCCGCTTTCACAACATCGCGCTCTGGCCTGGCATGAAGATCGGGCAAATGGTGTTTCACGTCATCGCCGGCGAGCCTGAGCGCACCTACCGGGAAACAGGCCGCTACAACAACGATCAGCAGGTAACCGCTAGTCGAGGGTGATTTGCATCCGGTTGATCCTTGCCGGCGCTTCGGCCGGGTCATCAAGCGGGATCATCCGGTAGTCATCAATGCCGTGGCTCTCCGCCCAATACTGCGCGGCCGTGTGGGTTGGGAATGGCCCGACGTGCCAGATACCAAGGTCAAGGATGTAAGTCATTTCAGGGATGGGTTGCGCTGCTCAGGCGTAAGGCTGGGGTGGTCTTGGTCGTCATCATCATTCTCGGGCAGATCCTCGGGGATGTAGTCGTATTCGGGATCAAGCTGGCGCTTGGTGTAATACCTGAGTTCAAGCATCGCTTGGAGAATTGGAGGGCCGTCTATGAGTTTGCTCATGGATCTGGAGAACACGCGCCAATGGGATCATTGCAACATGAGGGACAACTGCATTCCCAAGTGCTCGCAATCTGTCCAGTTTGTCGGGTAGCCCATCAGTTCCTCGCAAAAGACGGGGTGTACCAGCAGCGGGTCCGCTTCGCAGGTCCGCAAAGCCTCTGACACTCTCGACCCTTTGTAATGCGGACTGCCAGGAAACCTCTTGCTGCAGGTGCCCTTCGCTTCCGTTGCTGATGGCGTAGGCAACAGCCCACCACCTGTCGCGCCTGTGAAGGGCTCCAACATCCGACGCCCGTATACACGCCCATTCGACATTGAACCCTGCCTCGGCCAGCTGCCCGAGAACAGTGTCGATCCCGTTGCTGGTGATTGCTGCGACGTTCTCCAGCACGATGTAGCTGGGTCGAACTGCGCGAACGATTCGCATGAGCTGAAAGAAAAGCCCGCTTCTGGTGCCGTGCTCGATGCCGGCCTGCTTGCCTGCGGTGCTGATGTCTTGGCAGGGGAAGCCGGCCGTGATGATGTCGGCTGTTCTGTCTGCGGGCTTAAAGGTGCAGATGTCATGAGAAATCGATACGTCAGGCCAATGCTTGCGAAGAATGGTTCGGCAGAACGGTTCGCATTCAACAAACTGAACAGTCTCGTAACCGCCAAGCCAGCGCGCGGCGAGTGAAAAGCCGCCAATTCCAGAGAAGGTGTCGAGCAGGCGCAGCGTCATCAAACTTAGGGGGTAGAACACAAAATCGCCGGCAGCAAGCGAACTTGCTGAGGTCAAGCATTTTCAACGATCGCTGGACGATAGACAACAGAGCTGCAGATTTCCCGACCATCAGCAGGATCAACCTGAACAAGGTCGATGACCGCATTAGGCCGGTTTGCAATGCAGCGGTCTAAGTAGCGATCCATTTTGCTGGCGGTGAAATCGCTGGTAGCAGCCAGTCCGTTGATCCGAAGAAAGAAGGTGGGGCGGGTCATGGCCGGGTGGGTGGCTGTCGATGTGTGAACTATACACCGCCCACAGCGCACACTTCCCCGATCCGCCGGCCAGTTGACAATCCGTAACACAAGCCGATCCAGTCTCGCCCGTTACCGTTGGTTCAGCCGGGCTTCTGGCCATGCGGGCTTACCTAGTCGAGATCAACGCCAAGCTGATCGTTCGCTCCGACACCGAGCCCGAAGATCTGCCGGCCAACATTTACAGCCAGCTGGCCGAGTTCATGCCCAGCGATGACGACATAGTGGACCTCGACGTTTCCTCTTTCCTGTTGCCTGGCCAGGACGATGGAACACCGGATTGAGGAAACGCAGCTAGTCACCCGGAAGTCTGCGCGCGATCAGATCCACCTTTCATGGAACTACCAGTGCGCTTACTGCGGCGACGAGCTAAACCGCAGCCCCACCCTTGACCATGTAGTGCCCAAAGCACTCGGCGGCATCCATCACCGCACCAACCTCGTCAGTTGCTGCCTGATGTGCAACAGCCAGAAAGGCCACAAGCATTGGGTGGACTGGTATCGTCAGCAGCCGTTCTGGTCAGCTGAGCGTGAGTGGTCGATCGTCCAGTGGCTCAACGGCTGCTGCTAGCTGCTCGGCGTAAAGCATCGCCTGCCACAGATCTGAGCTGTAGCGGCAGGTGCCGGCCGTGCAGGTGCGGTAATACAGCTCCCCACCATCAGCGGGCTCCAGCGTCTCCACGATCACGCCAGGGCATGGCTCGACGCTGCTGACTACTTTGGGCTCGGGCATGGCGTAAATACTGCGCAATTAGGCGCAAACCTGCCACCAGTTTGGCGGCATTCGGGGATGTCAATCTCACACCGGCCGCGGCCGCCAGGTGTCCAGTGGATGCAATCCCAGCACATCACCTTGGCATCGGGCTCCACCGGCCGCGCCTTAGCCTTGAATGCCGCATAGTGCCAGTGGCCGCGCTCCATTGCCTGGCGCAAGTCAACGGTGCCGGTGTCAACCACCAGATGGTGCTCAGGCTTTGGCCCGATTGTGATGTGCGCGTGCCACGTCTGGCTCGACCGCTCGCAAATTAAAAGCAGGCGGCCAGCGTGTAAGGAGATCATTCGTCTTCGCCGTGCGCTGGCTGGTGATAGATACGCTCAAACACCATGCTGAGTGGATCTTGCTCCTGCTCCATGCTGCGCTCAAACACAGCGCGCGCAATCGGATCAGTTTGATCGGCAGCAAAAAACACGTCTGGCCAAAACTTATCTTTCACCATTAGCAAGCTCACCCGTGGGCTGTGGTGCAACACCCAAATCGCCAAGCGATCCAGCAGTGATAGGTTGGGGAGGATCATGGCTCTAGTTTGGCAAGTAACCGGGTGAGATACCACTGGGCCTTGGCGGCATCTTGAGCAGGGTTACCCTTGCCCCACATGCGCAAAAGATACTTGAGCGCCTGCCATTGCAGCGCGCCCAGTATCGGATCGGGCGCGTGCTGCACCGCATCCTCGATCACGTCGATTGCTTCAAAGCGGCCGGCGGTGTAGTGCTCAGGATGATTCACTGGATCGTTCATGCCGTCAGCTCGTCATATGGGGTGGAGACCAGCTGCCAGCGCTCACGCATCACAAGCTGACCACCTGTCAGGAAGTTGCGCATCGTGCCGCGTGGGATGCCGTGACGGCGTGCCCAGTCCCATCGCTGGGTGACAGTCACGCGATGCGGCATTCGCGTTCGCAGATCACGCAACACCCATGCAGGCTCGGCATCTACAGGCGGCTGTTCATCGTGCTGGCGCGCCACCCACCAGACCCAGGTCCCGCCACCGTTGCCGACGCTGATACGGCGCAGAAGATGTTGATCCTCGAGCTTTCGCAGCGAGCGGTTAAGCGAGGCGCGATCGGTGCCAAGCTGCTCAGCCAGATTGGATAGGTCAGGCCAAAACGCTGGGGAAAGCTGCTCCAGCTGCACCAGCACCAGCAGCAGCTCGGGGCGGTAACGGCGCCGCAGCTGCGCCAAGAACTCCGACTGGATCACGCCCACCTACCAAGCACATATCGACGACAGACGGCAATGCACTGCTGCGCGTGCTTTTCGGCAAGAATGCTTTCAGTGCCACCGATAGCCGTCACGCAGGCAGCGTGAAGTTCTGGGTAGGAGGTGTCCCTGCAGTTGGCGGCGATGTCGCGGCAGAACTCCTCCCACAACCCGGTATAGGTGCCGCAGGTGCGGCCGCTGGAGGCATAAAGCGCGTCGAGCATGTCGGCGCGCTGCTGGTCAAGTTGAACGCGGATCATTGTTGGTCTTGCAATGCTTGACGGATCATGAGCAACTCCTTGCGGCAAGCAACAGCTTGCAAGCCATGAAGATTGCATAGCAGTTCTAGACGCAGATCAAGCAACGAGCACAGCCGCAGCCGTTCATCCTGCTGGCCTGCCCTGTAAAGACTGGAGTCGGTGATCAATGCCTCCAGCTTGGCGCGGCTGGTGAGGTGGTCGGTGCTCATCGGTTGGCCTCCCGCGTGAGCGCGGTCGATGCAACCAAGTCGCCGCCATGCTGCTCTCGCAGCCACGCCCCTACCTCAAGGATCGCGGCGCGGGCTGGGCGGTCGTTGACGATGCCGGCAGAGGTGGCTTGTGCTGCGATGGCATCAGCGACGCGCTCCACCAGTGGTGATTCAGGGGCAGAGCGGATCTTCTGCTGCGCAGCCTCCAGCGCCTCGATGCGGGCGCGGAGTTCAAGGAAACAGGCGTCGTAAACGTTGTCGTCGGCGTACCGCTCAATGGATTCCCACTGCTTTGGTGTTGCCTTGTACTTCTTAGTCATTGGGCAGGGCCTCCACCTCGTCGTCGGTGTTTTCAGGGTTAAGCCATTCCAGCTCTTGCCACCACGGCATCCATGTGAGGGCGGCCTTGGCTTTGGCATCGGTCAAGCTGTGCGCCCAGATGCACTCGATCACATTGGCTGAGCGGATCTGGAAGTAGAAGCGCCGCATCTTGGTGGTGGTGGTCATGGCTTCAGGTTGCTGTGGCAAGCGGGATGCTGATTGTGCGCCAGCGTGGCCTGATCACGGCCGCCGGCATAGCCAGCTGCATAGATAGCAAGCAGCGTCACCAGTGCGGTGATGCGGTTGACCCAAGGATTCGTGATCATGATGCAAGCGCCTGACGGACGCGGTAGCGGGACAGGTTGAGGCGGTCTGCAATGGCGCGCTGACTAAGGCCAGTGCTGCGCAAGATGCGGATGCGGCGATCGTCGGAAGCAGTGAGCCAGTCGATCAAGGCGACCAGCACTAGCAGTGGCAGCAGCAGCTTCCAGATCAAAAGGAAAGTGGTAGCAATCATGGTGATGCGTGGGTGGAGGCGGTTGCCTCCGATGCGTGAATCATACACCGCAGGCGGCGCATTACGCCATCCCCTCTGTCACAATCCGTGACGTGCGTCGGCCCGTGCCGATGATCGCTCGTTTGCTTCCTGCGTCAGGTTGTCCCGCGGATCCTGCGCTTCCTCATGCCGCAGCCTTGACCGCGTGTAGCCCGTCTCCACGTGCACCGGCATCCGCAGCACCGGCTTGCGCTGGTGTGCTGGGCTCCAACCCACCGCATAGCTCGGCACCATCGCTTCCACCGTGAACCATGCGTGACCGCATCCCTGGCACACACGGCGCCGCACAATCTGATCCGGCAGCCTCCCGTTCGTAGATGTGGCGCGGTGGCTGCTGTGACTGCAAGCTGGACAATCCATGGGCAACATGGGGCAACTCGCCCCGGATAGATGAATTTCGGTCAATGGATGGCGGTGAACATCCCGCGCGAGAAGTTGTTCAAGCTGGAGGCTGAATGCCGCGCCCTGGAGCGCAGCACCAACACCAGCCAGCTTGCTGCTCAACTGCTCCGCCAGTGCGCCTACCAGCAGGAGGTGCTCCAATCGGCGGTCAATGAGATCGCACGCCTGGAGCTGCAGTTGATGTGACCTAGAACAGGTCCGCCTCGTCGATCTCGCCGCTAACGCCGCCGGTTGCCTTCGCCAGGCTCTCGGCTGCGCCAGATGCCGCCATCCTGTCCTCAATCCCCTTCTGGGTCTTGTAGTCAGGTTCGATCGTCAACCCGAGATACTTCACCCCCGACTGGCTGGTGTTGTTGTAGCCCGTGATCCGAACCGGGATCTCACCTTTGTCGTTCGGCTCGGCGTTCATGACATAGCTGGCAAAAGCCATCCGGTCTTCTTCTTTAATGCCAAACACGCCATCGACATCGGGATATTTTTTCCCGGCGTCATAGCGATCGCCAAGCCGCTGTTGCAGCTTCTCAGGTGTGTTCTTGAAGATGGCGCCTTTGGTTTTGAAAGTCACGTTTGTTCGTGGGTAATGATGTTGGCCTTTTCGTATTGCTCCACCTCGGCCAGGGGATAGAGCACGCGCCCTTCAATGCGCACATAAACTGGCCCGGTTGATTGCCGGCGCCATCGCAGCAAGGTCTGGCGATGGATTTGCCATCGCGCTGCCAGTTGCTGATCCGTCAAAAACTCAGAAGATGTCTTCGTCATCGTTGGGCACCTCCGCAATCTTTTTGTTTAGTTCAGCCACCTCCAGCCGTGGCTCAGCAGTTACCGTCACCGGCTCAATGTCCAGCACCTCCTCTTGAGTCTGGATGCCAACCAACAATTCGGGGATGAACAGCCTGCCCCAGAATGCCGCGGCCCGGTAACGGATCATCAGATCGGGCATTGTTGCCCACTTGCTGCCGCTTTTAGTTGCCCATCCTTCACGCTTGGCCATCGCCATGGTCACCTCAGGGCCGCGCAGTTCCTCACCGGTGCGCAACTCAGTGGCTACCGCGGTGCAGGCCAGCGTGTCGCCTTTGCCGCTGATGTCGTACCGCA